TGTATTTGCATTACAAAGTAATAACATGTTTGATATAGATGATCATACAAATTGTGTAAACTCAAAAGAAGAACTTGTAGAAAAAAGTGGTTTGAATAAAATATTGTATTCAGGTACACAAAATATGGAAACTTATAGCAGGTTTATGGTTATAGGATTATTTTGATTCTATATCTTCTATCATCATTTCCCAAAAGTTTTTATCTGGTATAACAAATCCTAAAGTTAACCTATCTTCGTACGCTCTTGCGCAATGCCAATATATCTTATCTTTTTCTTTTAACATACCATAGTAACCAACTTTAGCTGTCCAACCCGGTGTATCTGACATAGTAACACTTTCTAGTGTATTAGGATTCTTATACTTAAAATATCCTTGACCATTCTTAGTATATGAAAATAAAATATTGTAACCACTAGCATTATGATTATTATGCCAACCCATATAGCCACCTTTAGGATAATACATCTTAACAGCACAGTGCTTAGCACTTAAGATATCATTAAAATCTGAGTCAACCTGTCTTATTCTCTCTCGTAAATTTAAAGATGTCGAGTCTGCCATGTTAATGTCAACGCCATAACTTACTTCAGGAAATCCTACATGTTTTTCTTGATTTATTGTTTTAAAATACTTTTCTCTTGTATAATAATCATCTTTATCAGGCTTACCTATGATTCTAAGCTGTGACTTATCCAATTTTTGAAACCAATTCGAGTAATCATTTAATAAATTAATTATTTCTTTATTTTTAATTTGTATATTAATCATTAAGTTCTCATAGTTTGAGGTATAGGTTGATGTGATATTATTCTAGAATGACCTTGTAACTCTTCTTCTTTATAAACGTAAACAAAGTTCCACTTAGCATCAGGCTCAGGAAAGTATGATCTCTTTATAGCATGTTTAGTTTTATTCTGTAACCACCAATATGTCCACATATCCCATGGTCTTAGGTACTCAGGATATAAGTCAGTATTCCAATTCCACGTTCCTTCATCTTGTTTACAATATAAGAGCCACCATTGTTTCATAAAGTTTAATGTATGTAACTTATTATTATATATGAATAATCCACAGTGATCTGTCAGTTCACCACCCTTGAATGTTGAGTCAATAGATGCAGCATACTTTCTACACTTTGTTATAGTAATATCTGAAGTTTTATCGTATTGGTCAAACATAAACTGTATATCATCATGTTCTATCCATGTGTCACAGTCTATATAACATGTTAAATTATATGGTGTTTTATCAAGAGCCCATAGCTTTGCTCTATGATGATAAGGAACCTTTTCTGTTATTATGTTATCAAATAAAGTATAGTCATCTTTTGTTAACCACTCTTTATGAGTAAATAGAGTGATATCTGACGACGGCCAATGGTCTTTTAAACTATTTGCTGAGTATCTTGCTGCTTTTATAAATTCTTCATATTTACTAGCAACATAAACGAATCCATTATTCTTCATTTTCTAATATAATTAATGCAGCCGTTAATGCTGTTACTTCCATAATACTTTTTGATTTTCTTATTCGTGACTTAAAAGCTCTATTCTTTGAGTTTTTAATATCTTCAATCTCAAATGCTTCAAGCTTTGCATCAAATAATGCATCACTCTTTATTCTTTCTATCTCGTCTTTTTCAAACTCTTTTCTTTTTTCATGCTCTTTAGCATCTTCTGCCCTAGCATCTTCAGTAAGATTATCAATCTCTTCTACAGTAAATGTATCAAAGACTTCTTTCCAGTCTGGATTACCTTCTTTAGTGTCAGTAATTGCAGCAGTTTGTATAGGTCCATCTTCGTAGTGAAACTCACATATAACCTGTGTTTTATTGTTATTTCCCCAGTAAGGGTTCTTGATAGTTCTCTTCATAATAAACTCCAATAATAATTAAGCGACTCTCACCCATAATTTTTTAGTACTAACATCCTCAGTTGAACTTTGTACAGTAAGACCAGTAAAGCTACCTGTAAAGAATCCAGTAAATGTTCCGGTAAAACTACCAGTAAAGAATCTTGTTCTACTACCTGCAAAGCTACCTTGGAAGCTTCCACTAAATGGCGCAAATCTGTTATATACAGCACTAAAAAAACCAGCAAATGTATTAGTAAACGTATTAGTAAAAGTATTTGAAAAAGTACTAGTATAGTTTTGATTTGCAACTTGATGTCTGGTATCAACAAACTGGCCACTACCGGCCTGAATCCATGTTCCGCCTGATGTTGGTGCACTTGTTTGAAACTTATATGTTCCTATTCCATTAGCAACTATTCTATTTCGAAGTCTTGGTGTATACTGTTTTATTTCAGTATCAGTCATCTCACGTATTGACCCGCTACTGACTACGTACTTTAATGGTCGTACGGTCGTGGGGGTAGACGCGGGCGCGGACTTTCTCCAAAGCTTTGTCGTATTTGATCCACTCTGCAAAGTATTTGTTATAGTGGCTTTTTCAACCCATGTTCCACCAGATGGGGCACTAGGCTGTAGCTGATAACTGCCAACTCCACCTTCGTATATATTTTGTTGAGTGTCAAAGATAAAGTCATCATTAACTTCTGAGTCAGTCATACGCTGAATATCAGCTGAACCATCTAATGCTAAAGGCCTAATTGAAATACTCTCACTAGCAGCCTGTAAGTCTTGATACATATTAAATGTTGCAACTGTAGTAATAGAAGTACCAACTGGATGAGAGCCAACTGCATCAGGTCTCTTTGTATCAACAAAAGAACCTATAAGAGTTAAACCCGACGTGCTTCCCGGATTAACACTAAGAGTACCTACTCCAGTATCTGATGAGTTAAAGTCTGTAAGTAAGACATGTGAGATATAATCTTTATCAGAAGAGTCCATCTCCTGAATAACACCACCTGAAGATGTTTGTTTAAGGACTATGTCCGCCATAATTTAAGCTCCAGCGCCGTGGATAGTTTTCAGTGTACTTCCATTGACATCTTTAATTAATAACGTAGATAAAGTTTTCATTTGATCCTGACCAACCGCATCATTAGCTATCTTATCTTCTGTTATAGCATCATTTTTAACTTTTACCGTTACCACAGCATTTGATTGTATTGCATCTGAATCAACTGCATTATTAGCCAATTCGGCTACACCTACGGCATTAGCTTGTATTTCATTTCCGGTAACAGCATCATTAGCAATCTTTGCACTTGTAATTGCGCTAGCTTCTATCATTGCTGTGTTGATAGTGTTTGATGGAATAAAGAATCTTCCTTCAGAAGAATCAAGACCGATTCCGTTTGCGCTGTCTTTTATAAAAAATGCTAGTGTTGAAGAACGTGTTACTCCAGTTTGTCTTGCCTGAACATAGCTGGAGTCAATAAGATTAATAATATCTGCAGAATCAGTTTTTTGTACAATACCGTTTATAAAATTAATTGCCTGCACAATGTCAGAGTCATTAGATGCTCCAACATTAAGTTGTGTTATATCACCTAAGTGACTTGATATCGTATTAGACTTTGTGACTAGTGTTGATACTGGATCAGATAAGTTTATTATAGTTTTAGCCATTTAATTTCTCTACAATCTGTGTTAACATCTTTTTAATATCACCTACTTCATTCTTTAATTCATTAATCTCATTTCTTTCTTGTTGTTTTTGTTTTTTTCTAATTTTTGCTTGTTCTATTTCTGAATTATTAACATTAAGCACAACACCCGTATTCGTATCTTTAATATAACCGCCATGTCCTTTTACTTTTAAAAATGTCATTATACACTCAATGCTATCCCTCTTAAACTTTGAAATCTTGGTACGAGAGCTTGATTAGTACTTCTCATTACGATTTTAAGTTGATATTTAGTAAATGCAGTTAAAAATCCTCCTTGTCCACCAATTAAGTATCTATATTCTCTAAATATAGCTGGATTATTATCTTTTGGTAATATATTTTCTGGTGTTACTAGTGTAAAATCAACTGTATCTATTACTTCATCAGATGTCGCTGTTCTAAAATACAATTGAAAGTCACATGTATCTGGGACGTTAGCATCAAGTAAAACTCTTAATCCTACTGCATCACTAGCCAAAGTTATAACTTTTGTTAGATGTTTTGCTGCAGTACTTCCATTTAACGGTGATGTTTCATTCACAAAGTTAATAGGTACATTAAATCCTGAAGTTGCAGATGAGTCTTGTTTATCTATTACATTACTTACTAATGACATAGAAGCTCTTTGAAGATCAATCATTGGTGAAACATTAGAATCAGCTGTGCTTAGCTTAAGTTGTAAATCTAAAGACTTATTTCCTGAACCTAAGTTTGCATTTTCAGAAGAATCATTTGCTACTATGTAAACTTTACTAGCAATATTATTTTCATTTAATTTAATAGCCTCAAAATCACTTGCTTTTTGAAATGCAGTTTCTGAGCCGGCAAAAGATTTACCAGTTGTTGCTTTCATTCCGGCTTCAATAAATGTCGTTTTAGGATTTAATGTTGTTATATTTGGATAAGCTAAACTAAATGGTAAGTTTCTATCGGCCAAAATATTTAATCCACCGCCTGTAGCATCTGAGTCAGCTGCAGAGTCAGCAGTTATTGTGTAACCGGTAAAGTCTCTTGAAATAACTGTTCTAGCGCCATTTATGCTAGATGCACTTATACCTCCAACAGTGGCTGCGCCACTTATTGTAACTTTATCTGCAACTTGCAATCCATGATTTAAATGAAATATTCTAACAGTCGATTGACCAGAAGTTGTTCGAACGGAATTGATATTTAACTTTCTCTTTGGCACGCTCGCATTATGCATAACAACACTTGCAGATGAGTGCTTGAACTTTGCTTGATGAAGAACAAAACTTAAATCTTGATTTTGTGCTGGAGTAAATGTAGCACCATTTTGTGAATAAAATAAACTACCACTTACTGGATTTTTATTGACTCTTCTTTCTGTTGATCCAAATGTAAATTCATTAATTTCTGCAATATAAATTTTATATTCTTTTGAATCTGCGACAACCACGAGAGCAAAATCTTCTTGTCCTTTTAGAAAAATAGGCTCATCAAATGTAAAAGATGTTGAAGTTAAATCAGGCCCTACAGTATCTACATTAACACTCGAAGAAGGTAAAACTACCTGTGACCCTGGTATAATTTGTGATGAAGATGGAAAGCCATCTTCCATCGGCCTTACTTGAATTTGTATAGGCAGTGACGCATCTTTTGCGGCAAAAAATAATTCAACCTTAGTACAATATATTCCATTAGGTTCATCTATAAAAAAAGATTGAGCTATAGGTTGCTTATTTACCGTATATCCTTGTGTTGTTACTGCCATTTTGTATACCTTTTCTTTATCATTGCTGCTCTACCTAAGAGTCTCCACATTGGCCTTAATAAAAATTTTGAACTTAATTCAAAAGCTTTTTGAGATAATTTTAATTTTTTATTTAGTTGCTTTGCTTTATAATATTTCGTAACAAAAATTCCAATTTTGTTTTTACCAATAATTTTTGCAAAGTACGGCCCAACAATGTCATAACCTTTCATTAGATATGGATCAATTCTTCGAAGTTTTAAACCATACTTATTAATAATTCTATAATCAAAGTTATTTATTAGGCCATTATTAAAAGCCATTGTACAGATATGTGAATTACTACTTGTATCGGTACTGTCGTCATCTGAATCATCACCTACGCCACTTGTTTGAGGACCATTATTAGGTGAATACGCATTGTGCTGTGACATGTCACTTATATGCCCAGTATTAGTAGGATGACCGCCTGTAGCAATTGAATCTGGTAAATCTCCTTCAGGACCTGTCGTCCAACTTCCAGTGCTTATAGTATTATTGTTAGTCTTAGTACCATTGTCATCTCCTCCGCCATCACCGCCTTGATAGACGTTGTATGTTCTTATATTTTGCCCTTGAACATTTAAAACCCTTGTTGAAGCATAAGTTGCTTTCTTCGTATCAAGAAATCCAGTTGCAGTGTAAGTTGCTCTAGCAATACATCCAGCATCTTTCTCATTATCTACACTAATATCAAGTATTTTAAATTGTCTTGAACCTGTTCTAAATTTTAAATTTGGATTATTTGGTACAATAAAAGAACCTGAAGCTTCACCATTTATATCTGTTGTAATTGTACTACTACCATCTGGATGAGCGGTTAACTCTTTTAGAGTGTTTCCAAAATCTACATCTGTTTCTGCGTAAAATTGAAAGCTTTCTGATCTAGCAAAGCTGGAAATATCGACGCCGTCTAGTATTGGAAAAACTTGAGTATTTGGTCTCATACCACTAACTTTGAAGAATACTTTACGAGATCTCATAAAAGGTAGAAATGCTGTTTGTAGTACTTTATCTTCAATCAAATCTAAAACTGTTTCTTCACTTACAACTCTATTTACCACACCACTTTGTACATTTGTACTAGAACCCATCGATAAGTTTTCAACAGAAATACCACCCCAACTCCATGACCAGTTATTCCAGTTAAATGCATTTCTTGTTGCAAGTCTTGTACCACCTGCTATGATTTTGTCTTGTCTTCTATCAACATCTCTCCATTCATCAGAAGATGGTGATAAGTTCAGTAATCCTTCATAAATTACAACAGAGAACGGATTGATTGCTATTGATTTGCTTGCTTTATTTTGATTAATATATGGAACTTCATCATATGCAATATAGACGTTGTCACCTTTTCTTATAGTATTTGTAGACGAAGCTGAATCATAAAGAAGTCGGATGTTGTCTTCGGTAAAGGCTGGTCTTAAGTTTCCTTGTATTGGATCAATTGACGCTCTGTGTCCTTTATCCACTCTTGCAATAGATAACCTGTGATCTTTAAAATTATCAACAAAAAATCCACTTTTTGTTCTGTCATTGCCAGAAGAATCTAAAACTTGTAAATGCTTAGTATCAATTTCAAGTAAATTTAAGGCGGTAGTCTCTTCTATACCACTTACTCTTTTTTCAAGTTGAGCTATATCTTTCATTGTAAATCGTTTATGATCTATTTTTGAAATTGTGATATCAGAATCATTATCAGTATTTGGGTTAAGCGTAATATTATAAAGAGCAAGTGATTGATCTGGTTTTGCAGGAGGAACAGGATTAAACCCAGGAGCTCCTTTTACTAATGTTATAATACCTTCTCTATTAATAACAAGTTTTGTTGCTTGGCCAAGATAATATTCCGTGTCCGATGTAACAAGAGTTCCGGGTTGTGGTAATTCTACAACTCTAGCTCCAGTTCCTGATGAAGCGAACTCTCCTGCTGAATCCATGACAGATCTAAAGTCTAAGTAATCTCTTAACCTAACTCTTGTTCCATTAGAAAATCTATACTTTGGAATTTTATCATAGTCAACTTGGCCAGTGTAAGAATTTACTGCAAAGAAGTCACCTGATACTCCATGAGAAAAATGTCTATAATTTATAAAAACACCACCACTTGGCGCTGCATGATTATTCTTTAATAATAATCTTCCAAGTGCATAATGATTATCTCTTTGACCATTATCTAACTCAAATCTATTAGCATAACTAATATTACTATCACCGGATTTTAATATTTGACTTACATCGAATATATCTGCTTTATTTAAAGGTAAAAATTTTTGACCAGCTCCATCTGAATCTATACTAACATTTACTGCCTTTGTAGTAAGTGTTTTTGTCTTAATAGTGGCCTGTGATTTGTTTACATAAGCTAAAATTTCGACACTTGAGCTTGCATTAGCAGAACCAAATCCTACAGTAGAAGCAGTACTACCTGCACCACTTGCAGTAGCATTAATCATAACATCACTATCTATTTTAGATGCAATCCAATCACCGGTATTAGTGAATGTTTCACCAGTGGCTGATAATGATATTGCCAAGTTCCCAGAGCCGTCAGTTGTTCCAGTAAATCTTCTTTGCACTGCAAATGAAATATCAGTTAGAGACTTTGGCCTAAATCTTGAAAGTTGAAAAAGTGAACTGTTATTACCAGCTTCTTTTAACACTGCTTTACTACTTTCTAATTTTGGTCTAAAGTAGCTTGAAGTACTTGTTCCAATACTTTTAACATCTCTAAAAGCTTTTGCAGAATTCATTTTAACATCAAATAAATGATAATTAAGATCGGTTCCGTCTTCATTAATTGATTTAACTCTCGCTGTACCAATAGTATTACCAGTATAATCTAATCCATCTTTTAGGTCTAATTTTTCAAAGACATTTATATTTGGTAAACCTCTTTGAGATGAATCAAGCATGTTGGAATTATCTACTACCACAAAGTTACCAAAATTTACTCCTGTAACATCATTGTTTATGGTAGTGGTAGTGGCCGGTTTTGAAACTCTAAATGTTGTAGGAAAATCTCTTGAAGCTCTATATCCATCTATTACTATTACGCCATCACTTATATTTAATTTTAAATGTGTGGATTCAGAGTCAAGAGAAAAATTTATGTTGAAAGGCCTAACTGTATAATCACCTGAATTCTCAAAAATACGCTTTGCAATTACCTCATTAGGAATATTATATGCGTTATTTGTTTCTATTGCGTTATATATTGCACCTTCTTTAATAGTAGCAACGTGAATAAAATTTTCATCTGAGTCAATATCACTTTCTTCTGCTATTGTTAATTTTATTCTATATCGATCAGCACCTGACGCTGTTAAGTTTGGAGCTGCACCTTGATTATCAAATAAACTATTATCATCTATAGCTGTGGCTATATCTTCAACTGACTTAAATCCAATGTTCGTGTCTTTATTATCACTATATTTTGATATTACTTTTGATTGATCTTCAGTAAAAACAAAATGGCCTCTTGCATAATATATTCCTGAAGATAAAGTCGCGAGTATACCTACGCCTACAGCCGGGTTTGCAGTAGTATTTGTTGACTGAACAGTTAAAGTAATAGTACCGTTTGTTATATCTTCACCGGGAGTTAATCTTGGAGTAACAGTTCCTGATGTGGCTGATGTGTTTGTATAATGAATATATAAAGTATCGGGGTCCGAGCCAGTGGCAGTAACTACTTGTAAAACTTTAACTTGTATGCTTGAGGTGGCGCCTGTAAAAATATTAGCGTTACCTGCCGGTGTGGTGATAGAAGATGCGTCTGTGGGAAGAGTATTAGTTGTAGTATTTAATTTAACAAATTCATATTTGGAATTTAAATTAACTCCACCCGGTTTAACAACTGCACCTTCTTTAAAAATATTATTACCAAATCTCTCTATTTGATTTTGTAATATTGTTTGAAGTTGAGTTAACTCTCGAGCCTGTAATGCTTTGCCTGAGTTAAATAATATCTTATGAAATCCTGCGCTATCAGCAAAATCATCTTTATATGTTGTGTTAAAGACGGTTTTTGTAAGTGTACTAGCCATATTTTATATCCTTAAAGTGTTATCACAACTTTTATATCTTCAGTTTGATTAGCTGATCTTGTTACTGGTGCTCTATTCTCTATATATAATATCTGTCCGGATAGTTTATTGACATCATCTCGAGTGAAAGCATCTGAATCTGCATCAATACCTGCTGCAATTAATGTTCCGGATTGACCACCACCTGTTATGGCCTCACCTTCAGCAAAAGGCTTAAACCCGGTGTCTTCAGTTTGATGAAAATATAATCTATCACTATCAACCTCATCAACAAGTGCTTGCGCTCCAGATGTGCCGCCAGTTATAGTTGCATCTAAAAAGTTTGTGTTTGCAGCTGCCTGTAATTTCAAAAATCTTAGTACCTTACCACTTGAATTTGAAAAATCAGAATCTGTAGTAGGTTTCTTAGGATCTCTTATTAAAGCAACTTGCCTAAAATCTTGTCCTATTATAAAGTTACTATCCTCAATTCCAGCTGGTTTTGTATTAAACATTAATGATGTAGATTTAAGTTCGTCTCTTGGATCATTACCCATTCCGCTGTCCGGACCAAGTATGGCTCTAGCTGCAGCATTAGTTCCACCACCTCCACTAAAAGAAATACTAGCAAAATTATATCCTTGTCCCATCGCCATTGTGCTATCTGTACTAGAA